AAGCATAGTCCTATACCATGGTTCAACAAACATGTGAATATCAATAAAAAGCAATCAGCATTGCAAGAAACAGAATCAACCAATTATGTTATTGGCGTTATGTCAGACGTAGTAGAGTATGAGGAACTACCACAACTATAAGGAGAAAAGGTATGTTAGAAACATTATTTTGGATAGCAGTAGGAGCATTTGTAGGATGGAATTTCCCACAACCTGAGTTTGCTAAGAACATTCAAACCAAGTACTTACAAAAGTATATTGACAAGTTAAAAATGGTATTATTTTTCTGGAGATAATCATGAATGTATTAAGAAGTATGTTAAGTGATGACACAGGTGCAGTAAGCAATATGAAAGCAATTGTATGGAGCAAAGACCACTGCCCTTATTGCGACCAAGCAAAGGCATTACTAACAAGTAGAGGTATTCAATTTGAAGAACGTAAAATCGGATATGGATACACTAAAGAAGATTTATTAGAAGCAGTACCAACTGCCAGAACAGTTCCACAAATATTCATAGATAATAAATTAGTGGGTGGGTTTAATGAACTCAGAACAAAATTAACAGAAAGCATTTAATGGAAGTAGGACAAGTATATACATTTAAGTTGAATTCAGGAGAAGAATTAATCGCTAAAATAGGTGAGATTACACGTGATAATATCATCATTTCAGAACCTGTATCAGTGGCACCAGGACCTAAAGGAATGCAATTGATTCCTAGCATGTTTACAGCAGATCCAGAGGCTAAAATTACGCTAAATACTAATAGCGTTTCAATATATGCACCCACTGAAGATAGTGTCAAAATGAAATATATTGAAGCAACTACTGGAATCACAGTTCCAGATAAGAAGATTATATTAGGATAATATGCCAAGTCTAAGTCGTGTCGGTGATAAAAATCAAACAGGTGGCGCAATTATACGCGGTGCCGGCACGGTCTTTGCTAATGGTAAACAAGTAGGGTTACACACTAGTTCAATAACCCCTCATGCACCGTATGGACCTCCCCACCCCCCACACGCAAGTGCTACTACAACTAATGGAAGCCCTACTGTTTTCGCAGAAGGTGCACCTGTACTAAGAATCGGATCTGGAAACAGTTGCGGTCATAGTATAGTTGAAGGTAGTAATAACGTTAACGTCCCATGAGTCTTAAAGGTCATTATACCCCACTACAACTAAATTGCCTCGGAGCTTTCTTACAAAGTTCAGGGTTCAATATCAATGCAACTGCACTTGGTTATATGGGCTCATCTACTAGTAATACTACATATACTACTAGAGGTACAGTATATACTGCTACAGTACTAGATTCACTAGCAACAGCAATGTCACTAGCATATGCTAAAATCGGTACTAACCCTAGTACAAATGTAAGTCAATCAGTATATAATAACTTAATAGCAATAGGTTCAGCATCTATACCTGCTCTAGGTAATAGTAAACCCAGTACTTATACAGGTACTTATACTAATGATTACTCAAAATATGGATTCTTACGTTTAGTAGCATTACAAGCATATAACGAATTTCATATCAATAATGGAAGCTATAGTGACTTTATAAGCACATTTAATACATGTGAAAGTTTTAAAAATCGTAGCAATAAATTAATTGGTAGTTTTGGTAGCTCTACTACTTACCTTAAAGGTATATTCAGTTCAATGAGTGACTTAATTACTAGTGATATCACTGGTGTCAGTATCTCAACATTATATTGGGGTCAGGATTTAATAGCAACTGGACGTAGTATTGACTTATCAACTATAGATGAGTTTGGACTACCTAGTAATCTACTACGTACCCTTAGTGTAAACAAAGCATTAACTAGTAGCGTTAATCTAGCATTGTTAAGTAGCGGATTAACTAGTACTGAAATCACTAATATTTTAAATGGTAGTACTGCTACTATCGCACAAGAAAAACTTATTTATGGAAGTTTTAATGTTATATTGGGTTCAGATTTAGCTAATGTATGTGTCTTGTTAAATTGTCAAACCCCTAATCTTAACTCATTAGCAGATTTATTAGACCCTAAAAAATTATTCCCCAATAGCTATACTACATTAACAGTCCCGCAATATAATAGTATACCCTTACCTACTAATAGTAAAACATATTATCCTATATATTTTGGTGGACAGCCTAATATCAGAATACCGTTACTTGGAATAAGATTACGTAATATCTTACCGGAACCATTGGCATATGTGTGTGATGCATTTAGCATTACTATGATGCAGATTACACGTATTAAAACAATTAACATTGAGAAATTTGCTCAAGTTGTAACTAATTTAGAAAACGTTGCTGATTTAAATGTGGGATCAACTAATGTTCCAATGGATACTGCTTTAGCTACTAGTTCATTAACTACTATTGCTAAGGGTTCAGGCCCGGGTGGCATATATTATTCAACTGATTTCTTTGGTGCAATGAGCGGAGTCAGTTATGATTGGAAGAATCTTCAATCATTAATTACAAACTTACAATCAGGTACATTGTCAGGTATTTACGGAAACATGGTTTCTTTATTAAATTCTGCAGGACCATATAATACACAGTTAACTACATATATCAATAGTGCTAATACAGAGATTAGTAATATATTAGCTGGAAATCAGCCACAAGCACAACAATTAAATACTTTGTATAGTAAATTCGGAAGTAATTTACTAAAGGAACAAAATGCAAGAACTCTTGCATTACCAGGATTAACAGACTTAACTACTACAGTTAATGATGTTTATAGTTTTATGGACAGTTTAGAACAGTATGCTACCCAAACAGAAGACTACGGTCCAAGTCTTGTGTTAGAAGGGATTGCAGATATTACAACAATAGGAGGTAACTGTTTAATTGGATCGATGCGTGAAATACGCAATGCGTTAAGATTGGGATTAGCCGGGGGAGTACTTGATAATAATGTTAATAGTGAGAATTTACTATTGCCACGAATATCAGGAACAACTTCTAATCAGAATCCATTAAATGGATATACTAATACAAGTATAACATCAAATATTCCAATCATTACAGGAGCCACTACAACACCGGGAAGTTTAGCTGGAAGTCCTGAAGTAAAGTTAATACCACCTAATCTGAGTATATTCAATTTACCAGTTAAAAGTTCAGTATTAACACCACAAGAAGCAGTAGCACACGTTGAGTTGTGTAACTGTGATTGTTGGCAGAATCTGGTTTAGATTCTACCTAGTGCCAAACCAATATCAGATACTTTAATTAGTATCTAATGTTAAGGAGTAACATTATGCACAAATTCCACAACCTTATCAAGTTTATATTGATTATTATGTTAACCTTGTTAACATCATCATGTAACTTGCAACAAGACGAGGTCATACAGCAAGTAATTGCTAAAGTAGTAGACCAAAAACAATTAAAATGCCTAGCAGAAAATATCTATTTTGAAGCAGGAAGAGAATCAATTGAGGGTAAAGCCGCAGTTGCTAGAGTAGTTATGAATAGAATTAACTATGGGTTTGCAACCACACCCTGTAAAGTAATCTATCAAACTACATCAGTAAAACAAGTTACAGATTATGACGAATCATTTTGGGTAAAAGTCTGTCAATTTAGTTGGGTTTGCGAGGGCAAAAATAACCCAAATAAAAATACAACTAGTTACCAAAACTCTTTACAAGTAGCCTATGATGTGTTAGCATATGATTCATATAAAGAAGTCATACCGCAAACAGTATTGTTTTTTCATAATAAAACGGTCGATAACCCTTGGCCACATAAAGTTGAAAAGATAATAGGTAATCATATTTTCTATAGTAAAGTACATAAAAAGAAACATGTCCATAAACACAAGTCCGGATAAAGGGTCTTATAATATCAAAATACATGAAGAAAGATTACTAATGAATCCGGATGATTCTGATGCTATTGACCTTATTGATTACTTTAAAAGTAATAAACAATTGCGGCTTGAATTAGAAGCCACTGAAGAATGGCGGGTAGATAACTTAGAGTATGATTTACGCAGTAATCCAAAAATAATTGAAAAATGTTTGA